ATGTTCAATCCAGATCAACTTAAATTTGCTTTAGATCTACGCGGATTCTCAAAAGCAGATCTGGCAAAAATGATGGAGGTAACACCTAGAACAATAACTAATTATCTTAAAGGAAGAAGTGAACCTGATCTAAAAACATTGGGGAGAATCTTAAAATTCTCTCCTGATTTTTTTAAAAGGGATGATTTACCTGTTATTAGTGAGCATGCTGTCAGTTTTAGATCTTATGCCAGAATGCCTGCAAAATACAAAAAAATGGCTTTAAGCTATGGTGTAACTGCTTTTATTTTGGATGATTGGATTAATAAAAAGTTTGAACTAAAAACAGCAAATCTTCCTGATTTATCCTCTCTTCCGCCTGAAACAGCCGCACAGATATTAAGGTTAGAATGGAGCTTAGGTAATAAACCTATTCCTAATCTTATTGCACTACTGGAATCAAAAGGTATAAGAATTTTTTCTATATCTGCAAAGGCGAAAGAGATAGATGCTTTTTGTGTATGGAATAATAGCACTCCTTTTATATTTCTCAATAATCAAAAATCGGCTGAACGAAGCAGATTTGATGCGGCTCATGAATTAGGACATTTAATTCGCGATACTTCAAGTATGAAACATGATGGTTCCTTTAATGCTAATAACAATGATGGCGAAGATACCAGGCAAATAGAAAAAGACGCTAATACTTTTGCGGCGGCATTTTTGATGCCAGAACAGGCTTTATGCCAATATCAAATTACTCAAATTAGTATTGAGCAACTTTTAAACCTAAAGGCAATATTTGGTGTATCTATTACGGCATTAGCGTCTCGGATGTATAGTTTAAATATGATTACAGAATGGGTATATAACAGAGTATTATGCCCACAGTTCGCTCAACTGAAATACCGAACAAATGAACCAAGACCAATGAAGAAAGAAACATCAAAGGTTTGGGAAAAATTACTTCTCCTATTAGAAGAAGACAACATCTCAATAAAAGATATCGCAAACCAATTAAATATACATGAAAATGACATTTCAGATCTAATATTCAAGTTAACAAAAAACTCAAGAAATCAGCTTAGAGTTGTTAAATAGATTGTAGTCCCCTTCTCACCCAAGTATGTTTAAGCCAGCATCTAGCTGGCTTTTTAGCACTTTTAAAATTGAGATAAAATAGACGAAGTATATAAATTAATGTACACTTACTAATGCATTGTATGTTAGTAAGAGTGCAAAATTATTTTGATCTTGTCTTTTACAGAAGATGGAGAAAATTCCGTCTACCTCTCGAACTCAGTGAAGCTGCAACTTCACTGAGTTCATCCTGAAATTATTTTTTCACTGTATCAAAGTAAAGCCAGCCAAAACTCTGGCTTTACTTTTTAATAATTACGCCTCATTAGTACTGAGTTTCCCGGAAGAAGTTAAAACAGGGAGCGCATATCGACCAGGTAAAGGAGATGATTTAACTGCTTTACCAGACCATATGCTAGGCCAGTAATAACCGGTTACCCTACTGCGTGAAAAAGCAGCAATTTTGACCTCGTCCCCCTGATTGCCGCCCAGTACCATCAAATTGTTTTTTGCATCTACGCCAACAACAAAACCAACATGACCGCCACCCTGCCGAGTAAAGGTAACAATACAGCCATATGCGGGCTTATCCAGCTTAGTCATTAATTGAGCATTATCCCATTCTCTTGCCCTGAACCAGTTTTTGACCACATACCGCCCGGTTTCACCCAAACAATGCCCGACAAATAAACCGCACCAGGGCGTTTCATCCTCACGCCACCATGCTTTGTTTTCCGTACCGTACTTACCCATATCATCAAGCCATTTTATGATTGTCGGGTTGTGTTTAACACCTTTAATCTCACGCAAACCGATGTGCCTGCGCGCCTCACTAATCCATGATAATTCATTCATTACTAAACCTTTCATAAATAAAAAAAGCAGCCCGAAGGCTGCAATAGAAAAGCCAGCGCATGGCTGGCTTGAATCTGTTACACAATCAAATCACTATAAACATTAGATACTAAAACAGGGTGGTGCCCAAACCTATGCATCATGGTATTTGATTACGTAACAGAATCAAGTTAGCCACCAGCCGGCGCCTTATTTCTGCTTATCATCTGTATCACCGATTATCTTTTCCGCCCTGTTACACACAGCATTAATCAGTTTTTTAGCCAGCTTAGGCGCAGTTGCTTTGAATGCGTCTAACAGAGATTTTGAGGCCATGCCGGCAAATACACCGGCACCGGCAAACAGCCACGGGTGATCCTGTGTAAAGAAATACTCTGTTACTGCAGCCGAAAAAACCATGCCTATAATGATGAATGTCACAGTGAGCATTACCCCATAGCGTCGATAATCAGACACCACCAGCGAGCCGAGAAAGCCGCCGGCAAGAGCGAAACAGTTGGACAGTGTAAAAACTTCATTCATTATTTCCCGCCTTTTTTATCTTCTGCCTGTTGCGTGTTTTTAATCAGATTCCTGCCGGCCAGTGCGCATATGATGGCAATCAGCGGGTATGTGGTCATACCTGTAGACAGTGGCGGATAGGCGGCGATAAACGTTCCGGATATCACAAACCAAATCAACGCCGACCACAGCAGGCAGCAACCGGAAAGAATATTGCTGCGGCTGGAATGACAAAAGGCAGTAAATAACTGCCCGATGGCAACTAGTATCAGAATAGTAACGAACACCTTAGGGTATAAATGCGGGAATTTGCCGTATAAATCCTCCTTAATTATCTCGTCACCATGCAGGCCGAACACTAGCGCAAAACCCAGCATAGCGAATCCGTTCAGTACTTCGATTATTCGCGTGCCGGTACCAAACAGCCAGTTTTGCAGTCTGTCCGGTAAAAACCGGAAGTCCAGTAACCAGTAAAACCATTTAATCGCTTTTGTCATGACACATTTACTCCATAAAAAAGCTGCCCGCAGGCAGCCTGTATTGTTTAAATCACTGATTAAAATTATCCGTTCGGCAATGGTCTCTCTTTACCGCTGTCCCCGCTGTCCGGGTCTGGCGGCGGCGGGTAAATCACATTATTACCATCGCCATTGTTGCCGCCATTACCGATGCCGCCGTTACCGATGCCGCCGTTACCGATGCCGCCGTTACCGATGCCGTTGTTATCGTTACCGTTGTTATCGTTGCCGTTGTTATCGTTGCCATTGCCATTGTTGCCATTGTTATCGTTGCTGTTGTTATCTCCGTTACCGATGCCACTGCCCGGGTTTGGCGGCACTTCGGGCGCAATCACATTAATAAACATCTTCATCAGTTCGCCGCCGGTTTCAAATTCGGTGAAGGGCGTGCCAATATCTTCGCTATCATCGTATTTGTCCAGAATGGCGCCGAACTCCTCGCCGCTTAGCGGGCTTTTAAATACCTGCACATCACAGACAGCCCCGTTAAACGGGTAAATTTTCGCGTCTTCATAATAGGCCATCTCCCAGTTTGTGAGACTGAATATCCGGAATTGATCAAATTGCTGCAGCGGCAAGATGTTCACTTCTTCATACTCGCCATTGACATATACACCAGCCAACCCTGCATCGGCATTGCTGCAAAAATTAAACCCGATACTCGCCCACTGGTCGCTGTCATTGATGTAAATGCCGGTTTCAGTTTTCCTGATATTGTCCTCATCATTCAGCGCCATGTAATACGTAATAATCTGGTAATTTTCAACTGCAATCATTAACTTTTCACTGTTGCGGCCTTTCTGGCCGTACAGCACACACAGCAGCATTGAGCTATCCGGAAATTGTCCCGGCTTAATACGCATGGTTAGCGCGTTGCCAAACAGTCCGGAGGCATTGACTGAGTCATCAGATGGGTAATTATCATCATTGCGGTAGCTGTTAAGCAGCAATGCGTTTTGATTATCAATGATTTTATATATTCCCTCTGTCTGCTCGATATCGTCGTATGCCAGCAGATTTCGCCCGGTTAGCTGATCTATCCAGACGCAGTTATTATCATATTCGGCAGCGGTAAACGGCAGGACGGTTACCGGCTCAGGCTTAACTACACCTAGTGGCAGGTAATACCGCCAGCCATGATGGGCATAGATTTTCACAAATACGCTCATATTTCCCTCGCTAGGCGGCTGGCATTCAGGACTACCGGCAATTCGTCGATAGTGTTAATGCCTTTAAACTCCAGCAGCATTTCGTCACCGTCTTTCATGTTGATAATCACAATCGGCAAGTCTTCGGATTCATCTTCACCGGCCAGTAATACCTGATTGCGTCCGTTCGATGCGTCAATTTCCAGGGCGTTTAACTGGTCGTTAATTGCGGCTTCACGCTCAATAACAATCGTTCCGCCATCGTTACCAAAGCTGGCCGCAGTCGCCGCACACAGTACCTGCGTGCCTGCCGGCCATGCGCTGCATGCGGTACCTTCCATGCCAGCACGCCAGATGGATAATTTCCCGCCGCTGTTACAGATGTCTATCAGTTCATAGCTTGCCCCGTCCATACTCTGCAAGGTCAGGCGCATGTAATGCTCAGGGCTGGACTGGTTGTAACAGCGTGGCAATACGGCGGTTATTTTTTTGGTTGCGCTTTCATCTAAGACTAACCGGGTAAGTTGTTTATCCTCGGCCAGTGCTTCTAGCAGCGATGCATTAAAGTTGTTGATATAGTGTTTCATGTTTGTACCAAACAATATTATCTGCCTCTTTTAACAGATTCAGATTACCTATGGAGATTGTGTATTTATAACGTTCCTGTATGTGCAATTGTTTCAGTGATCGTAGCATTCAAACTAAGGCTAACGCTTGGATCTGAGCGATCACTGCGCGCAGCGCTGCTTGGATTGTTTATCCTGAAATAAACAGGAATGGATTTGCCCCCTTTAAGCTGTTCTCCTAGTTGCAAAGCAGTTCCCGGTGCAGCCTTGTCTAATCCGTCATGTGTTAATGACATTTTGATGTCGTCTGGCTGAAATTTCTCACCCAGATTGGCAAAGGTTACTCTGCCGGAACTGCACTGGGTGTTTGGGACAGTACTCCATTCCGGCTCAATGCTGCTGGTACGGTCATTATCTAATACCTGATACATGCAGCCATTAGCTATAGTCGGCTCAACGATATTCCCGATGCTGTAACTGTAGTTAGGTTGCCATTTTTTTAAGCAGCTATTGAGTATTAGCATTATCTGCTGGTCCGATACCGGCCTCAGCGTTTCGTGACTGTACGGGCTGCCGAAATACAGCCGGAACTCGGTTTTGCCTGCTCCGTTAAAATCGAGCTGATAAGAATCGTTTGCTGTGATTGTCATCATCTCGTCCCTGTAAAAAGTGAAAGACATTTTTAATCCTCATAAAAAAACCGGCCTGCCGACCGGTGTACTTATACTTGTTTGAAAAGGCATTAAATCAAGCCAGATTTTTTGCCAGATCTGCTATCATATTTTCGAAAAAGTGACGCAATGCTTTTGTAAAATTTGGATTAGCCAGCACTTCTCCCATAATCTTTTTGCCGTTATAAGAAAAATCTATTTTCAGTGTTTCTACGGGTCCGGATTTCTGTTTGGTTTCTGGTGTTCTGCTACTGGTTTCAGAAGCCATCTTGTTACTAACAAACAGATTCTGCGCTTCAATTTTTGAAGCCTGCATAAGCTCAAACATTTTCCCTTTGGCATCCCCTTTCCCGTCAATTTTTAGCCCGGCAAGTCCCAGATCTTTATTGAAATCGGGTAAATTCAGTTTGCCCACAGTCAGGTTATCAACTTGCTCCTTACCGGTAAAAAAGCCGATTGCGCTACTGTCTTTTTCTTCCTGTCGTTTTCTATCCCATTCTGCCTCCTCTCTGGCGCGGGCTTCTTTGCTGAACATGCTGATATTCCCGACTGATTTTGCTGTTTCAGTTAAAGAAACAGCCGCCGTATCTAATTTTTCAGCGGCTTTGCGGGTCTTGTCCTGCAATTGTTTATCACGCTCTATCTGGTCAAGATAATACTTAGCCATATTCAGTTGCTCAGATGTCGCGCCCTGCTTTTTCAGGTCATAAAGCTGTTTCTGAGTATCATTCATTCCAAGCTTAGCTACCTGATCACTCAAACTTGTTAGTGTCTGTGTAATCTGTAACTGCGCATGGAGCTGCTCCACTACCTTGTTAGTAACCTGAGCCTGGCGGATTGTTTCTGCTGATGCATTTTTAACAGCGAGCTGAAAAGCAATTAATCCATCCTTACCACCTGATACTTCCGCTGCCAGTTCCGCAGCCTTAGTCTTCATGTCTTGTATGTATTTAGTGTTTTCTTCGCGGTTTTTCTGCTCAGCCTCTAACGCCTTTTGATGATCATATAGCTTTTTGGTATCTTCAACCTTTGCTTTTGCTGCTTCTACTTCAACCGCTGTGGCACCTTTCCGCGCCATTGTTTCCAAGGCTATTTGCTGTTTGGAAATTTCAATTTCCTCAGATGTCTTACCAAAGTTTTTAACTGTTTCAGCAATTCTGGTATGTGCTTCGGTTATTGATTGGCTAAGCTCGCCTATTTCAAGCTTGGTTGCTGCCGCTTTAGCTCTGGCTGTATACTCTTCAGCAGCTTTAATTGCTTCTGCATTTTGGGTTTTGGATTTAAACTGCTCCAACAACCTATCAGCATTTTCTCTAGCTAATTGCTCTTTAGATTTTCCAAGCTCATTTGCGGCTTTTTCTGTGTTTTCAGCCAGTTTTTGCAAGTTATCCTTTATATCAACAGCCTCTTTACTCAGATCTGCTGTTTTTGGGTCTTTCTGTTTGGCTTCATATTCCTTTCGTTGCTGCTCCTTTTCTTTGGCTGCATTTTCTTCTTCATCTGTTTTCAATCTAAATAAGCCGCTAAGATGAAATTTACCAGCCGCATTATGTAACAAATCATATAAACGGGTACCTAACGTATCAACATCATTTGTAAGCCATCCAACTTTTCTTAAAAGGCTATCAAATGTATTGCTAAGCGTATTATGCGGGTCTTGGTCATTAAGTAATGCATTTATAGACTTGCCGGCTTCATATACTGAAAAAGTTGCAGCAGCCGCAACGCTTGCAACCGTTGCAAACCCACCAATAGCAGTTGCACGCAATGCCGTAATAGCTACTCCTAACTGTTTTACACTATCTTTTATAGATAAAATATTCTGAACAGCAGCACTACTTTTTATTGCACCAAGTGAAGCAGCATATACACCATTAGCCTGTGCAGCTTTTGTTGCTACGCTGGCCTGTAACACCAGTGATGCAGTAAAGGCAGCCACTTCGGCAGTAGTAGCCAGCAGATATGCCGCAAGTTTTATTCCCAGAAAGCCAACTACCGCCGTAGCAATTAAATCAATGTTATTGGCAACAGCCTGCAAAGCAGTCGTTAATATCTTAGCGGCACCGGTTGCTTCACCACTTCCTCCTATGAACATGGTTAACTGCGTTTTGATGTTTTGCAATGCCTGATCAATTGTACGGCTGGTTTTTGAAAAATCAGACTGAATCTGTGTAGATTGCTTCAGGATAGCATCAGCAAGCTGCTGTGATGTAATCTTGCCACTGCTGCCTAATGTTTTTAAGGCGCCAACAGATACACCCATGCCTTTAGCAATTGCCATTGCCAAACCGGGTGCCTGTTCAAGAACAGAGTTAAGCTCTTCGCCGCTTAATCTGCCAGACGCCATAGCCTGCCCTAACTGGATAAGGGCATTTTCCTGAGACTGGGCACTACCGCCACCGATTACCATAGCCTTACTAACAAGATCAGTAATAGTGAGCAGCTTCTCACCTGATAAGCCGGTCTGATCAGTAGCCTGTGCCAGTCGCTGGTAAATGGCTGCGGTAGCGTCCAGATTCTGCCCTGTGCTGCTTGAAATACGCGCTAATTCAGCCCTCACTTCTTTTAACTGTTTTTCTGAGTTAGTAACCAGCTTAATGCGATTAGTCAAAGTGGTATAGGCATCCATCATGCCTTTAACTTCATTTATACTAAAGGCACCGATGGCATATTTAGCAATACTGGAAAAGGCATTCTTTAATTCAGGAGTTGTTGCTTTTACCTTATCTAATTCGCCTTTCAGCTTTTCTACTTCTCCGCGTACGTGCTTTACTTCGTTAGCACTTCCGGGGACAAGCCCTATACTAGCCATCTCTTTAGATGATACTTTTAATTGTGTAACTTCTTTCTGTAACGCTTGCAGATTCTGCGTCCATTTACTGGTAACGGCAGAATTTTGCTCAGCAGCGGCAGTCATTTTTTCAATGTTTGTGCCGGCCTTTTCCTGCGATTGCAACCAGTTTTTAGTGATGGTGTTTAAAGCTTTGAATTTTTGGTTATATTCTGAGAATGCTTTAGTTGCCAAATTAACTTTGGCAGTTGCCTGATCAAGCAGGTTAAGTACCTTTGTATGCTCAGTTACAAAACCGGCAGAATCGCCCATTTTGATATTTACAGCCAAATCAGTTTTGATTTTAAGGTCGTCTTTAAGTTTATTAATCTCGCTACGAAACTGCTCGACCGTGCCTAGTGAGGCTGTAGCGACACTAACACCGGCAAAAGCCTCAAAGGCTGATTTTGCCTGCAAAACGCTTTTACTCAGGCGTTTATACTTTTCAGATACCTTGCTTAGGCTGGTGTTACTTTTATTTAGAGCGGCAGCAGTCACATCAGTAAAAGATGCCAAACTGCTTTGATTCTTGGTTAGTCGTTTTATCTCTACTGAAGCAGTATTGATTTTTTTTGCGTAGCCGCTCACAGTCTGCTTTATCTGATCAAACTTTATATTTAGCTGATCTGATAACTTAATTAAACGCGACTGTTCACTAGCAAACTGCACATCATCTATACGTATTACTGCGGTTAATTCTGCAATATCAGACATGATAAGCTCCAATAAAAAAGCAGCCCGAAGGCTGCTCTAAACACTTAAAATAAATATAAACTTTACAATTAATCTTTTTCTGAATTTTTACTATCTATCTTTTTGCCTGTAACAAAAATTCCCACAATTGAAGCCATGATTCCACCCACTGCAAAAACTGCTAAACCATATTGCTCTTTGTAAGCAAGATACGCAGCTAGCAAAAAAAAGAGCAAAATAGTAAAGAAGGCAAAACTTTGACCACGTTTTTTTGAACATAAAACCTTCTCATGCAATTCAATATTGGCATTTAATTTTTTCTGATTTAATTCTATTCTAAAATTCTGCTCCTTTTCAGCCATCGCTAAAATTCGTTCTGCTGCATTAGGAATAATCTCATTGTACCCTCTCATATCTTCGGGCGAAGGTATAGGACCTGAATGATATTTGCTAATAATAAAATTTCTTAGCTCGTGTTCATTCATTCGAGAAAGTATTTCTACTTTATCTTCCTGCAAAGAATTTTCTTCTACAGACTGAATTGGATTATTTTCGTTACTTTTGAGCTGAATGGAATTTTTCTCTTCTTCTTTATGAGAATTATTATTCATAATTTATAATTTCAAATCCTTAATTGCATGGTTGAAATCATCGCCTATTGTTTTCATATCATTCCGCAGGGATTGAGCATCCTCACTAAATCCATCGAACTGATCATTTGTACTAAGTATTTTATATGATTTAACTTGGACTGATGGAAATATATCAAAGGCGGAACTCATACCGGCAATAAATGATTTAGTTATCATTTTCATATCCGTCTCCATAAACATTATACTGTTGCAAAGATATTATTTTTATTAACAATAACGCCGACCGCAGTAGCTATCGGCGATAATAATTGCATCCATTGAGGGGAATTAGTCATTACCATCCCAACCGTCTCGGTAAATTCTTTTCATAATAAGCTCCTTTAAATTTGTTACACTTCGTATAAACTTTTAATTTCAGGTGAGTCTAGTTGCATTTAAGTGAGTCTAGGTGAGCCTAGTTACGTTTACCTTTGGTATACTTTATTATGAACAACTAGCAACAATAAATCAAGTAATAAATGTAACAGTTACAATGTTTAAATTTATTAAATTCATACACTTAGGTAAATTTTATTAGTTCGATAGAAAAAGAATAACAAAAAGCCAGCACATATGTGCCGGCTTTGAATCTGTTACACAATCAAATAATAAACTTAGGATGCAGCTCTTCAATCGGGCGATCTAACCTTGAGCTGTCGCATTCCCCGTATATTACCCTCATGCGTTTTGCCAGCTCCATCAGATACTCTGCCTGCTGCTTTGTCTGTATCAACAGTTTTTTAAATACATCAGTCTTGATACAGTTATAACCGTTGATATTCTCTGCATATGTAACTCTGTTATTTTTAACAATTACCAGCCAGCGTCCGTCTGCATTGATGGCACGCAAAACATTGTTTTCTACAACAGCAGATTTAAACATATCAGGCGCATTCGGTATGCTTTCCAAGTATTTCAGCGCAGCGGTGTAATGTTCAACCGGCATGGCTCTGTAACTGTCGATGTTCAGATAGGTATGCAAACCGGCATATATTTTCTGATACGGCTCGCCTGTTCGCTGGCTGCGTTCTTCTACTGCGCGTTGTATTGTATCTGCCTGCTCTTTACTGATTAGGTGGCTGATTGATACATGCTGTTGTGCCTGAATCCGTCTGAGCTTTTCCGCGATAGCATTAAATGCATTGATGTAAGCTATTTTGATTGACATAGCATTCTTACCGGTAAAACCCATTACCAATAACATAAAACCATCTTTTGTTAGTTCGTAGAATTTGTCGTGACGTTCACCAAAGCCAACTTTTACGAGCTTCTCATTAAACTTAAAATTAAGTTTAATGAAAAAATCAGGCACTTGCGTGAAAATTTCTTCAATTTTGCGCAAAACGTCACAATGCTTTTTACCAAACGCTTTGGCTACAAATTCACTGGTTGTTACTGGTTCTGAATGGTTAATTTGAACGAATTGCTCAAAGTCGATAGCTACTGCATTCATGATAGATTCCTTTTCAATTTTCTAAATTAACCCTAATGGGTGGCCAAGAGGTTAGAAAACCTGAAAAGTAAGGCTGGAATTATTCCCCTTGCGGGTCTTGTATTCTTCGCCCTCTCGGCCATAAAGGAATCAAATGCCAATTGGATTAGTAGACATTGATAGAATCATGGACACAAAAAATCACGATATCCGTCGTGATGCGGCTTTTCAAGGTTTCTACACCTCTTAATTCAATATTGCCAAGTCTCAACCAGTTTGTCAATTAGAAGATTAAAGTAGTTGCTATCTATATTGGACGAAGAATGTAGACTATAAACGCAATTTTACGTTTATTGGAATAATCAATAACTTACACTAACTTCCCTAGCGGCTCAAAATTGAGCTTTTCGAAAAAATCAATAACTTATATTTAGCCTCATGAAAAATTGCATTTTAAACAAGTCGATTATCTAATTGCGTTGATAATTTCAGGTAATCTCCATGCAATTATAATCATCAGAATAATTAACGCAGCCGTCCACATGGTTTTGCGCAATTCTTTGGGCGTGAAATTAATAGCTTTCATATGCACTCCTTGAATAACAAAGCCCGCAAAGAATACGAATCTTTACGGGCATTTTTTGCGACAATGAATTTAAATAACTGGTTTTAAAATTAAATTATCAACTTAACAATGCTATTTGTACAAATATTGTCAAAATAATGAAAAACCATATAATCACCGCGAAAATTATATCTATAACGGATTTTTGTTCGTAAATAATTTTAGGGCTGTTAGAAATAGTATTGTTAGGAGTTAATTTTATTTTTAACCACTTTGCTGCTATTTTTTTCTGCTCAACCGTACCGCATAGCTTAAAACCGCTTTTAATCTTTCTTAAAGTGTAAAAATTACAATATTGCAGGCACAATACTACGTTGAATATAAATGCCATCATAAATATTCCAAACGCACCGAGCATTATGCCTGTTACTATAGCAAGTACGGTATACAACCCTAAGCACATTAGAAATCCAATAAAATCTCCAATCAATAAAGGCGTAAAAAACCCCACTATCAAAGGGAAAAAACTTTGCCCGACAAATGTTAATCTTACCTCACCAGTATTTTCATTATAGATAGGCATTGCTTTTGAATTCAGAGCTAATAACGGTTTTTTTAAGCTAAGCTCATTTAATGCATCCTCTTCAATATCCCTATCTTTCTCTACCGCCTGAGTATTTGGCTTATCCTTTGTTTTTGGCTTAGTTAACTTCTCCAACACCTCAGGGCATTCTGCAAATAGCTGCGCATTGTATTTTTTGCGCGCCTCAGGATCTAATAGGGTATTTTTACATAGTTTCAAATCATCCAGAGAAATAAGCTGGTGCTGAGCCATCTGCCGCATTGCCTTTACTATCTCTGTCTCTGTTGCAGTTGGCTCAACTCCCAAAAGCGCATATAAATTCACAAACGCCATTGCTGTTATCCTTTAATTTTAATATGCAAAGAATAACATAAACCCGTTTTAAAATTAATGATAATTTACACAGTCATGCATCATATTCAGGCAGGATTATTGGAGGCAGAATCAATCAAAATATACTCATTGTGCCGAATATCCCAAATCTTACCCGTTAAAGCGCAATGGAGCCGGAAACCGTCTGCGCTCAATGTGAGCGCATATAAATTCCCGTTTTTATCCTGCATATTTAATCCGCTTAAATCATTCAAGCCAGTTGGTAACAGATCTGGCGTCACCGGGTGCATAGGAATAAATTTTGCATTAACCGGATCAAATTTCATGTCAATAATGCCTTTGTCCGGGTAAATATCCAGACTCCACAGATGGGTTATTCCGTCGCCTTTAATGGTAGTAAATAGCTGGTAGTCTTTATCAGTGGTCGGATTCCCGTCCTCATCGTACTTATCACGCCAGTACAGGCTGATATCCTTGCCGCCGATGAACTGCTGCACACCATCGGATTTTTCAAAGCAATGAATAAAATGATCAGCAAATTTCACCTGTGGTGCATTGCTGGCATTCACATCGTCCATTGAGTTAAGGCCGGCACTTTTCAGGGCATAATCGCTGATTAAATCCACGCCTATGGCTAAGTCGTCCGCACATTTCCAGCGCGAATCGTATAAGCCTAGCGGCTCCGGCGCGATGCCCCAGTATGCTTCGTCTGCAGAAAGTGACTGGTCAATAACGGCACAGTAAGTCAGCGGTTCACTGGCGCACGTCCATTTGTAATACTGTTCAACCTCATCTCTGCGCGGAATTTTTTTCCCCTCGCGTTCCTCAGTAGAATCAATTATCTGTTTTGCTTTACTGTCCCAGCTGCTTATTTCGAATTCTGTTTGGTCACCATAACGGAAATACAGTTCAGCCCACGACGAATCGTTGTATTGATTGGCTGCGGTCAGGTAACTGCAAAAGTAGTTATTGATTTCCTCAACGGCTCGCTTGTACTGCTCTGGGCTTTTTTTCAATAGCCCTGAAGACAAAGGGACGGTACTAAAAAATGCCGGCGCATTTAATTCGTTCTGCGTCAGCATTTTATAAACTGTATCCTCAAGTGTAGACAGGTCGTAGTAAGCCCGTAATATGAGTATTTTATGTTTCGGGTGCAACGGACAAGTTAATAAATCAAACGGCGGCCACCATGTCCTTACAGATATCGGCGCATCATATTCATTAACCAGCCGCTTAAGCGTTGCCCGGTACTGATTTTTTAACTGCAATTTGTACCATGTATTATGGCTAAAATGACTAATCTTACTGTCCGGACATATCTCCGCAGCCGGATCAAGAAAAACCCGAAACTGGCGTCCGGTATTGATGTCAAATAAACCCTCTATAATCTGTGCGTTTTCTGTAGATGGCTTGCCGGCATCGTCAAAGCTCAGTAAATCCGTACTTTTCAGACAGGCTTTACCCTCTTTTTGCTTAGCCGGCATTTTAGATAAACCCACTCCACCTAGTACGCGTGGGCGCTGGTCCAGCTTTTCGTATTTGGGCGTAAGTCCTAATACTTTTTTTAAATTATCCAGAAGCTGCTTATTGCTCATACTAATAACACCTTATAGATACATGAATATCATTATTGGGCACAGTTACTTCGTAATCCGTTACGCCAGCGTCAATTTCTGCCGTATCGGTACTTGCCTGCTCAATATCTTCAGTTTGAACACGAAATGCATAGCCGCGCTTTACCGGCCGATCGTAATAATAAAAACCGGTTTCATAACGCACATAACCCTGGCAGCGATAAAGCTTAAACGATGATTTCCCTGAGCCAATTGAATCGCCGCCTGCAGGTTTGTCTGGCTGGCTTTCAGTCTCATCAGGATTTTTGTCACTGTCCGGATCATTCTCAATAATCTTCACACCAAAAGGCACCACATAATCTTTGAGGACGATATAAGGGTTATAAGTGGACAAAGGTAATTCGGGACGTGGCGGCGGATTAGGCGTTAAGGTTAAATTACTATTATTACTAAGCGGATTAATAAAACATGCGCCTGTGATATCTGTCTCGCTAGTTAAGAATAAAAAATCCATCTTATGCGTATAACTTTTAACCTTAACATTACCCTTAAACCTGTCTGTATTAACAAAAATGGTATTATCAAGGCTAATTGCCGGTGCAAACTTAGTAATTAAATTAAGCTCATTGTGCCGGTGTGATTCCAGTATCTTTGTATATGCAACATGATAAATAACCTGCATTGCACGTGCATATTCATCAGGAATAATATTATCGACATTAATGGTGTAATCACCGTTTGCCTGGCTGGTCCCCATTGGCCTGAAATATTTCTTTTCATTCCCCCAGTTTTTGGCAATCTTGTCTTTATCGGCATCCTGCTTAATCGTGAAGCTTAATTTTTCCTTTTTTACGCCATGCAACTGAATTGAAGGTGTATTAGTGATCACGAGCTGATACTTTTCATCAATCCCCTGTTTCCAGCGGCGCATAGCCGTCCAGCTCGCACGCATAGCATATAAATCGCCTTTTGCCGTGGTTTTTGCAACCTGCACAACGTTAACAATAGGGTTGCCGTTTGCGTCTTTATCACCGGTTGGCTGGTACTGATATTCATAATCAGTCGCGCTGAAATAGGTTGTGCCATACCATCCGCTGGGCGGCGTACCCTTTGCACGGAAATTACCTACCAGCCATCCGCCACCGGTTGCTGCGCTGTAAACATCATCATATTTAGGCGGCGGCCCCTCATGTCGGACATTTTTGATGTAATCAATATCATTTTGAAAGCCGCAATAAATATACTCAAAATAATTCTCACGATGAAACAGGCGGTCAAACTGATGGTGTACTTCTATCTCTACGCGATTGACTAACGATGTTGCGCCACCCAGCTTAAAGCTAACCTGCCGCTCATAACAATCGCAATTAGTTAACGTCCAGTCTGCTTTAGCTTTAGGCAGCCATCCGGTTAAAACTGCCTGCCCGCGCGCATCAAAGTCAAAAGACGCAGGAACAGTACTTAGTCTGTCTGTGAGTTCAGCATTAAGTGTTTCATAGTTTGATAACTCCCCGAAAACACTTTCACACCAGTAACCGATTTTACGGATAGTATCTGTACCCAGTTTTTCAATTGAACTGCTGCGGTCGTTGCTTGCCGTTAATGTCCTTGTGTATTTCAGAAAATCAATATCAGGCGTATCCACAATACCCGTAAACAAGGGATAAAAATATTTATTGTTCTGAATATAAATCGTTATCGGCTGGTTATAGTAAAGATACATATCCACTTCGCCGCATTCTTCTTTAAGATATAAAGTAGCTTTGGCAGATTCACCCTCGGTATAGTTGATTTCACAACTGCGCATTAGTTTGCACGGATCTATCTCATCACCGTTGATATACACCTTTACCGCATAATTCTGATAATCCAGCCCGATCGACTGCAAGCCATTCATAGGTGCAAATGAGACGTCTCCGGCAACCGTTTGCGCCAACCCCAGCAACATTCCATCAACTTCATAATTAACAACTTGTGCCAGCGGTAACCTGCTTTCCGTTTCATGCTCATCAATAACAGACTGAGACAACGCCAGCAGCATGCCTGTTTCCTCGCGCGATTCCACAGACTGCCCTAGTGCCAGCAGCAGCACTGATTCGCCGTCTGCCGTATCTGTTGCCAGTACTGCATGGCTCAAAGCTGAATTATTTAACATGATTAAATTGCCTGTTTGCTAAATCGAAGCTTATTTGTACCAATATAAATACACGGATCTGTACTGTCGTTGCGTACGTCCGTAAAACGGTTAGTTAGGCGCATATAAATTGCAACCGGTGAGCCGCCCTGTAAACTTTTGCCAAGACTGACACCGGAACCGGCATCCGCTTTATCCAGTCCGGCTCTGTTTAATGCCAGCCGCACATCACTGGGTACAAACTTTGCCCCGTAATGAGTAAACTGCGCCGTTCCTGAATTAATCGTGGTGCCGACATGCCCTGCACCCCATTCCGACTCGCCGTCACCGCTGGTGCCCGGTGTTGTGCATTTGTACATAAAACCGTTTGAAACAGTTGGCTCAATAATCTCTCCAGCTTTGTAGTATTTTCTTGGCTTCCACTTCTCAAGCATACTTACCGGTGTAAGGGTAATAGGCGCATCTGTAACTGATACCACCGTTTCCTGAGCATCATTACTGCCATAATACAAAACTATATCCACTGATCCTGTGCCATTGTAAGTAACAGGATACGGACTGGTTGCCTCTGATGTCATTTCAGGATCTAGCCAGAATGTAAACATATTCACCACTTCCCATTAGGACATTTCTGATTAGTTAAAGCCGCTTTAGCAATAACATAACAATTACATTTGCCGCACCTGTCGCCTTTTGTAGCAGGAGTTCCAAGCGGCACAATAGAATGAAACCGCTTTAAATCAGTACAATTGCCGCAAATTTCCAGGCGTTCACGATAATTCGCAACAAATGTACTGATTTTATTTCTTGCTGTTATAAAAGCACTTGGTGCTGGCTTTTTTCCGCAGCAACTCATTTTTTTAACCGCTTTCTTGACCCATCATTTCTTTAGCTAGTTCGGCACGTTCTTTTGCACTCAGTTTTATAACCTGTTTGCGCTCATACTCTTTGCGCCAATCTTCATTCTGGGTTAGGTTATAAGCAATCTGGCTTAATATCTCGCTTTTCGGCCATGTTGCTACTACGAATAACGGCGTATGCAGCTCACGCGATAACGCTAACAGCATTCTTCGCATGGGCTGTTCCATTATTTTTTTGCTTCTGAATCAATACTCCCGTCGGATAAAGATTTTTCGCCCTGAATGTTTCTTGCTATCGCCATAATGAGTTCTGATGGCAACTTCAGGACATCTTCAACACTCTGGAAAACCGGTTCGCCATCTTCATTTACTACCATCAGACGGACTAAATGCGCAGACAATACAGCGTTGTTAACAGAATCGTTTTTATGGTGCGATAAAATAACATCGTAATATTCAACCAGATCCTGACCGGACATTTCGGCTTTTAAATCAATACTTCCATAGTTATCTATTTGAACTGTTTTAATGCTGGGTTTTGCAAATTTACTCCAGTCAATTTTTAGGGCATTCTTCATTTTTAATCTCCATTAAAAAAGCCGCTTAAAGCGGCTGCGGTTTATTTGGTTTTTTGCGATTTACCAGGGTTTTCAGGTGTTTCCGGCGTTTCAGGGATATTGGGAGTTTCCGGCGTATAGTTTTCCGTTGTCCACGCAGCATCGGCAACGGTTGATAATTCCATTGAGCCCCCTAAAACCTCCCCAACTTTGCTATTCCAGCTCGGATTGACTTCCTTTTGACAGAAAAAAGTGCAGACATCCACATCTATCGCTTCTGCATTAGGGTCGCAGTAAATCACCCTCACCTTTAACAGGCTATTGACTAGCGCATTCATGTAAGCAGCTAAAGCCGGCTGTCTGGGGTCAAAACGCTTTAAGTTAATGGATAATGTGCCATTGTCTTTAGCCCCCGCCATAAATGATTTTGTGCCTTTAGCTGCCTGGCAAAAATCTGTTGTGTCGTGCTTATCAGTTTTGCCATCTTTAAAATCATAGCTGTCATGACCGCAAAGCTGAATATTCTCACCATATTCCTGTTTCTTCGAATCATAAAAAGAGAATTGCATCACTAATCCGTCGGACGGAATTGCGCGTGCTAATGTCGCCATATTTACTCCGTAATTGTTTGATAGCGGATACTTACATTGACCATGTAATGCGTTGCAGTAGTCATTCCCTGTGAGCGGCTCACTGTTGATGTAAGCAATCCGTTAAATCGTTTATTAAAGAAAAAACCATGCAGTGCATCTGCATAGTTTTCTGCCATCGCTCTACCTGTTCCCGCCGGTGTATAAACGTTGATACTAAAAATGCCACTGTAAATTTCAGTGGCATCAAGCGTGTCTATAATGGTCGGCTTAGGCAGATTTTTGGCTATAAAAAAAGCCCCTTTAGGGGGAATCTCAGGGACTTGGTTGTCATAGTAAACTGGTGGCGCGTTGGGTAAGGCGGCAAGCCGCTGCTCCAATGCGTTACTGATATGATTAAATAGCATTATTATTCGTCTTTCTTCGCCTCAGCAATTCGTTGTACCGTCTGCTGCCATCCGGCAACTGTAAGACGGAAAAAGCCCTGCGGTGCCTGAGTGGAGTAACCGTTAACCGTTTTGCCTGTCGGAACTTTAGGCGGGTTAGGATATAGCCCGTACTCCAGCACGCGGATATAGGGCAAATTGCTGAACAAATAATAATAGGCAGGACGGGATTTACCGCTTTTCAGGCGCGACAGCAATTGTCTGGCTTCCGCTAAATTGCCCTTACTGGTGTCTTTGGTTGTTTTACCGCTGCACTGATCCGCTTCAACAAACCAGTTAGATTTAGCCTGCCCTGTATCCTCAGGTGTGGCATCAACCATTTGCTGCTGCAAATCCAGTACAGCTTCTGAAACAATATTATCAGCCTTATTGCGCGCCTTATTCAGCATTGCCTCTATTTGAGAAGCAAACGAATTCATTGACGTACCTGCAATTTATAAATTACATCAATATTAGCAGGGCTTACACGCTCAATACTGATTAAACGCATTTCCATATCGTTAACCAGTACACTATCGCCGATAACTGGTGTGGTGGCCATGTTTTCCAACAATACCACCATATCACCAGTCAAAATGCGCATGCCATCAATTTCATTGTTACTGTAATGAAAAGCGCAGCCATAGCCGGTATAAGTCTCTATTACCTGCTGATTAGTGCCTGTAGCAGGATCATACTGCTCGCCAGTCTTTCGCATGATAGTAACAAGCTGCCCGAACTCTTTTAGCAGCTCAACGGCAATAATCCCAAGTTCTTTATAATCGAAAGTCATATCACCCTCGTAAAACCGGTATCTGGTTAAAGCTGCTTTTAATATACGGTGCAAGTAATGCATCTACATATTCAAAGCGCACACCAGTACTGTCACTGTAAGTAACCGAGATATCCGCCACTGTTACCGCCCGCCGTTTTTGTTCACCATTATCAAACAGCCCGTTTTTTAACGCCAGCTCACAAACGGCTTTATATACCGGCTCAATAACAGCCTCGTCTCCTGCCCGCATCTTCCGATTCAGGTCATTGCGCAAACGGTAACAGGCATCTATGTAATCTGAGGCAGCAACAAGCCGCAATTCCTTTTGGCTTGTCTCTAAAGCTGCCCACTCCGCCTGTGACGGGCGAATAGAATGATAAGCGTCCGCCCGCTCTATACTGACATAGCTATCACTCGGCACCCTGATCATTTTGCTCACCATCGCCCGCATTTTGCGATTGCGTATGCTGCTGATACAAGGCTAACAGTTCGGCTTTCTTAGCTGCCGGCGGTATTTCTACGCCCATTTTCAGCAAGGCTTCGTTCAGCTCCTTAACCGTATTGGGCGTACTGCTTCCCTCTGCATTCTTGCCGGTATCACTTACGGCTTCGTCCTGCCTTACAAATTGCTTGTAAGGCTCCGGCACTTCTCCGGCTGCTTCGTCGCATAGCTCTATACTATCCCCGTCACGATACATACTGACATCACGTACAAGATAGCCTTTACTCTCAGCTTCCTGTACTTTTACTGGGTCTAAGCCATACATAAAATATAATTTTTTAGCCATAATTTGCCTTTTAAATATATGTACGTTCAAGTTTAGCCAGTACACCGGCAGTATTTTTAACACTGGCGGGTACCTGCATCCAGTTGGTACCTGTCGCAAGTGCAAGATTCGTCGGGGAAGCACCGCCTTTAGTAATATCCCATTTATAACCTTTAACGGCTACGTTATACGACCATTCGGATTGATGCATAACGCCCAGATTTTCCCTGCCAAGAAGATCTTGTATTGCTGATTTATAGTCTGCGTTATCACTTACTACAATGCCGCTTTCGGTTAAGCCTAAGGTGTTATAACCTGTTATGGATTCGCGGTCATTCGGATCTGTAGCCGTTACCAGCGATGGGCTATCAGTCACAATAAATATTCGTCCTGCTACATCTTTGGTGATATTTACCGTTCCGTATGAGAATAATCTTTCAGAATTATTTAAAGCATGATTGAGTAAATCTGAGGCACAAGCCGAATGCATAACCCATACTTTAATTGCGCTTTCACGATCGCCAAATAATGCGGCTGTATTGGGTAGCGCAGCAGCATTAACACTACTTTCTCGCATTGCTTTTGGATTATTCTGAATAGCCGCCACGGCACACATAATGCCAGTATTCAGCATATCAGCCAGACGTGCCTTGCCTAATTGTTCGCCAATCACTATCGCTGCATCGGTCGGGTTCTGTTGAATCCAAGTATATTGACTTGGTGAGTATTCAACAGGTGGCGTGCCTGCCGCTACTTTAATGCTGTTTTCTGTTGTCTGGGTTAAACGGACAGAGTTTACTGTTCCGTCTCCATAGACATTCCGCCGTCGAATAAGATCAGCAACGCCTTTGAAGCTGGATTTAATATCCTCATCACCTCTGGACGGCCGATTAATTAACGTTATCGTCCCTTGTGAGGCTTCATTGAATTTGTTGATATCCTGATCCACCGTTTCTGTCATCGCGGTGTAGGTTTCACTATTAAAAACTTCAAGATCAAATGGCATAAAAACTCCCTGTTATTAGTTATTTGCTGCTTTAGTCTGGATAAATAAGCGTCGTTCCTCTGGTGTTTTGCATTCTGCATAAGTGGCTGGTATGCCTTTTGCTACTGCATTGCCTGAGGTTGTTCCTCCGCCGGTTGCCTGATTGCCCCGCAAAATACTGTCTTTGTTTTTGTAATTGCCCACCAGAATTTCGAGAGCTTCATCAAAAGCGGCAGGCTCGCCCGGATTGATCTGGCTGTAAATCTCATTGCCGTTATTGTCTTTAGCGATAATCCTGTTATCACCTGACACGTTGAAATTTTTGCCGAAAACAGCTTGAGCAATATCAGCAGGTATAGCGAGCTTGTCTTTAATGAAATTTGAACGGGCAAAGCTGCCGCCTATCTTTTCATCGTAAAGTCGCTGCGTTACTATTTCCGTTTTCTTATTTGCTTCCTCAATCCTGGCATTTGCGACCTTATTGATTTCTGCCCTAAGCCGCTCTACCTCCCCGGCATCAATCAATTTCTTGCTATCAAGGTTATTGCACGTTTCGATAGCTTTCCGCGCCGCTTCCGGGTCTTCAATGCCATCAAACTGCCTGAGCTTTTGTTCGGCCGCCTCTTTAGCTTCTCTGTGTGTTTTGGCTTCGTTGCAAAGCTCTTTGATTTTGTTGTTAGCCTGATTTACATCATATGGGATTTCCTTTCCGTCTTCGTTCACATAAACCGGCTTCCCGTCTTGCACAACGACATGACCGGCGTCATCAAGTTTTAACTTCAAAAGCATTTTTTCTCCTGTTCGCATAAAAAAAGGACCGCCTGAGCGGTCCGGGTGTTAAATTAAAAACTACTACTGATACTTTTCTCTTAATTCGTTAAGGGTCATAGACTGTAAGCCGCCGTTTTTAACGATATCGCTGACATTCACCTTACCTGTTTTCAGCATTTTGCCGATCCCTTTGCCGAATTGCTCCTGTAATTGAGTTAAGGAACGGGAATTAATCCATTTTTCACCTGTCATTCCGTCGAATTCTGCCTGTAAATCGGTTAACGGCAGCACACTGCTGCGACACCGGCAATGCAAAGGCGGAAGCTGAAAAATCTGATCATGCCCGATAGGCTGTTTATCTTTGTCCCATATTAAATGGTTACGACTAAAACAAATTGCTGATGTCCTTTCGTCAATTATTGAATAATGCCGCCATCCTTTCACCTTGCTATTCATACGACCAAAGGCATAAATAATCTGATTCCTGATTGCTCCGGCCGCTGTGGGTACTGTAGCCTTAATCCAGTTATTAGCCTTTTTGAAAACGCCAGCCAGATCAGGTATCAGTCCATCAACTGCACCAGTTCTGATCTGGCGTTTAATTGCGCTAAATAATTGCGCTTTCTGTGCTGTAAATGTTTCTTTCAGGGTTAGCCCGCCCAATAAAATACCAGCCGTTAGGCTGGTTGTCTGCGCATCTGAGAGATGTTTAATTCCGCTATTGTCATCCGTAACTGATATAAATAAACGTGGCAGATAGCTGGCTTCATTGTCACCTATGTCGTTTATCGTCTGCTGTATTTGTTCTTCACAACTACTGTAAAAATCATCAATAGCCAGTTCGATTTGTTTCAGCAACTGCTTTAACTGCGTTTTATTTAGCGCAGTTAAATCAACACCAGCGATCAGGACTTCAATATTTCTCTCTAACTGCCCAATCTGCCTCTGTAAGTCATTTTCAAGCCCTGTTTCAACACGGATCACATCAAGCTGGCGTGTTATCAGCTCATTTGCTATCTGCTGGTTGGTTGTCATCGCTAAAATCCATTTGAGGCGCGTTTACGGCGTCCTGTTCAGCTTCCAGACGCTTCTTTTCTTCTTCCCAGTCTGCCTGATTGGAAATAACCCCGCGCCGCTTAGCCTCTTCAAAAACGGTCTGTCTGCTAACGATATCATTGGTATTTAATGTAATAACTACATTCATACCCTCAACGGTATCATCAGTCTCTAAATTGCCGCTAATTTCAACGTGGCTCTGTTCATTACTGCTTAGCCACTTAGACATCATATCCAATGCGCTGTCTATCGCGCTTTCAAATAAATTTGCGTAATGTCGCAGCAGGCTGATTTCCTTGCTTTGCTCCTCTTTTGCCTGCGAATCGGTCATAGCCAGCTTGGTACGGGTTAACAGCTTAGCACCGGCAACTTTCATATCAGATTCAATTCGGTCTAACCCTGTCCAACCTGCTTCAGCAGCACGCCCGCTATGCTCAATATAGCCTATCTGCTCATCTGTTCCCAATTGCAGCATGGTGCCAACACCTGAGGTGAGTTCGGATACCTCGCGGTCACCTGAATAATACATGAGCGGGACGCTGATAAAGTGCAACAGATAATCCTGATCACTGCGCGCCTGCCAATGGCGTATATTTAACTCTGCCAGATTTTCTAAAACCGGCTTACCTGCAAAAAAACCTATGCGTTCTGGTGTAAAAGCAACCACCGGCACATAATCCAGCGGCTTGCCGCCTATTCTCAGCTCTTTTTCAGAATGTAGTGTCCAGCCGTTTTCCCCGTTTCGGTAAACAGTGACTTTACCTGGTGTCATAACAGTAATTTGTTCTGTTATCCTCTCGCCGAAAGCACCATCAGGCTCTAATACAGCCGTCCGGTAACGGAACTGCGTACATACCTCTATATTTTGTATGGTCTCGCTACGCCAGCCTAATACGCTATTAAAGGGTACATGCGTTACATATGGCCGCAAACCTAACCGCTTAACATCTGCAACAGTATAGTTATCATCTGCAGGCGGATAGTCGACAACTACATAACTGACACCATGTGCCATTGCGTCATAAAACCATTTGGAGCAAAACACATCAATATTGTTATTTTTTAAATCAAAGTTTGCTAAATACTCTTTTAAGCTATCGGCGACCTTTTCGATAATCAGCGGCTTAGCAAATGTTCTGCCTACCATCTGTGCCACTGTTTGCTCGTAAGCCGGATATAACACAGACATTTTTAAACGCCGATTATATTTTTCGTCACTTTCGGCTTCTTCTTTAGGCAAAAACCTTGGCCCGGCACGACGCATAGCCTGAGTACCGCCTAATAAAGCGTTAATCTTTTCATTAATGCCATGCATATGCCGAACTATTTCGGATTTAAAATCTGGGTTATTACTCATATAACTACATCCTGAGATCATACCGGCCATGTGCCGGTTTCTGTATTGGGTACAAATACGCAATCGGGTACGTGCCGGCATCTATCACGTGATCGATACCGCTGGATTTATCAGGCGCACCGTTTTTGTCATATGCCTGCTGCTCTAATGCTTCTGTAAAACGCGGGCATTTTTGCGGATTAACAAACATGCGCCTTTCTTTGTTTGCATTCAGCAGCATGGCATTGGTCGCATTAATCCGATCCTTAACGGCTGGGTTGGATTTCCCAACCCTAACGGATAAACCGGCTTTTTTGATTATCGATAAATCAGATTTTGAATAATCTTTGCTGCTGGTGTTCTGTCCGCTGGCGTCTGGGTAAATATCAATCTGATGGTCCGGATACTTCGCTTTAATCAAATTGCACATTTCCGGCGTGTCACGCACATCAACCAGTTCATCAACTGCATACGGAATCCCATTGCGCAAAACGTAAACAACCGCGGCCATTTTCAGTACGTTAAAGTCCATACCGATATGCAGCCGTTCTCCCTCTTTTATCGTGGCTGTAGTGCTGTTTGCCTCTCTGTCAAAGCAGTTATAAACCGCACCAGATGTTAAATTGACGAATTGCCCGTTTAAATACGCTTTGATTAGTTCAGGCGGATAACTGGCATATAGCGAGGAAATATAATCATCAGGCAGATTAGCAGCGTTATCAAAAGTGCTTGCCTGTATTAATCCGTAAAACTGGGCCAGCTCCGGCTTTTCTCTGATATCCTTAACAAACCGCTCATAAACAAAGCGAAAACCCTCTGGTGTAGTGGTTACATCTATGCCATTTGTTAAGCCGGGTATCTTATAACGCAGACGGGCAATTGTTTTATTCCAGATCTGGAGGGCTTTTTCTTTTTTAAGCGTATCCAGCTCATCAACCAAAGCATGCCCGATTTTAAAGCCGACAATTGTGTCTGGCTTATCCATTGAACGGCATATTGTTGTGCCACGGTAGATGCTGGTCCCAGCTTCATAAAAATCGACCTCTTTATTAGCATACTTAATATCAGCCCTGAGCCCCCATTGAGACGCCACCTCTTCTATAGTAGGAAAAAAAATATCTCTGATCTGCGGGTATGTCGGAGCAAAATAACCTTGGTTTACTTTAGGGAACTGCCAGAAACGCGCGCACATTGCAGATCCGCCTACCCATGTTTTCCCGCCGCCAAACCCTGAAACAAACGCCCTGAATTTCTTATTTAGGTTGTAGAATCTGGATTGAGGAGTATTAAGTATCGGTGTAATCGTTGTCATTACTTGCCCTTGCATCCACGGTCTGCACAATAATTTGCACCGGTACCGCCTCCTGTGCTGGATTTTCGACTGTGGGCTTATCTCGCCATAGTTCAGGCTGCCTGTTCTTTAACCAGAATATCTGGGCAGTAGAATCAGGCGGTATGTGTTTTTTAGTTACACGCTTAACCTTTTTCTTGCCGTCATCGCGCACCTCTACTTCCGTTACTTCGATGCCCGTAGCTCTTTTAAACAGCGATTCTGCCACCTGTGCATCTGCGATAACCTTACCGCTTTTTATGGACTTGCAAAATTCAGGATATTTATCTTTCCATCTATTAATCGTGCTTTCGTTTACACCAAAAAAAGCGGCTAGCTGCTTATCAGTAAAACCCAACAGACACAGTTTGCGTGCCTGTTCGGCATACTCTTGCCTATAGTCTGTTGGTCTTGCCATGTTATTAATCCCTTATTTCTTTGTTATCCTTTATATCGCCATGATGTTGTGTATCGATGTCTGCTATCAGTATTTTTAGTCCTTTTGCTTCCATTAATTTTTCCGTTTCCACGTGCATTTCTTCCCTGTGTTATTAACCCCCACTTCGGGCTATTGTTTAAGGACTTTATTAACTGAGGCGATGAGGTAACTATCCCGAATTGATTATGTTGAATATAGTTATCAGCAACAATTTCTAACAATCGCATACCTATTCCTAACCCCTGATAATCCGGATAGACAACCAGCCTATGCACTTTTATGAGATTCTTTAACTTAGGGTGAGGGAAACGCATAACGCTACAAAATCCAACTAATTCATTTTCGATATATGCGCCATAACATTTTGCTGCTGCAATATGAAAATGACTTAAATAATGATATTTGCTAAAACTCTGCCAGTGGCTTTTGTCGATACGTTTAACCTGCATTCGGAGCGGCGGTCTTTTTTTTTACCAGCTAATCTAAACTCCATTAAATTTGTATCAAAAACCCAATCAGGCAATAACCAGTCCTCTACATCATAATGACAACTAATAGCAATAAACTGCTTGTCTGATTTTCTTATTGCCTTTTGAACAGCATAACTACTAACCTGTGCAACCTGTCTATCTACAACGCTAGTAAACTCGTCAAAAACAAACATTTTATTTTCAGCTAAAATTGCATTAGCCAGATCAATTCGCATTTTCTGCCCGTTGCTCAATACATGGTAAGGTTTAACCCAGCATGGAGGCGATGAAAAACCTACTGAGGAAAATACAGAACAAATCTCATTAACACTTTTGTTTGCAGGCATATCATCAATTACAGAATTATTACTGTAATTAAATTCAGTAACATAATTATCACCAAATAATTCTCTTGCTATGGTTGTTTTACCTGTTCCGCTAGCTCCAACAATAAGCCCTATTTGCCAATTAGCCGGCAAATCTATATTTCCTGAAAATGTAATGGTGTGATTCTCGTCACTTAAATCAAATTTATCTATAACTGATTGCGTTCTAAATGACTTACTTGGGGTGTGTTTCCTTACAAAGCTAAAATGCGGCATTGATACCCTCTGGCAGATAATTCATTAAATATTTCTTCTTGCTGAACCTCATCGGCAACTTCAACCTCAACCACTAATTTAGTCTCCAAGACTTGTTCTTTAGGTGGCTTTTTGGAGTCAGTAACTTCATTTACCGGATCTTTGAAAAAATCCTCATCAAATCCCAGTAAATCAATATCAAACTCATTGAGTTCTAATGCCTCAATTTCAGCGCGCAAAATATCTAAATCCCACCCGGCATTTAAAGCCAGTTGGTTATCTGCAATCAGATATGCTCTCTTTTGCAATTCTGTAAGCCCGTGCAGAATAATACAAGGCACCTCATTCATGCTTAGACTTATCGCAGCCTCAAGCCGCGCATGCCCTGCTATAACGTTGTGCTGCTCATCAATCAGAATCGGATTAGTGAAACCAAATTCCCTGATTGAATTAGCTACCTGATTGATCTGCTCATGCGTATGCGTCCTACTATTATTCACATACGCGTTAATTTGTTTTACATCTTGATACACTACAACTAAATTTTTACTGCCCGTCATAAACTACTGCTTAACCCTGAAAAATAAAACACCAACAAAAAAGCGGATTAGCTATTAGCCAACCCGCTATAAATTAATATCATATGTAATATAAGTAATTTGCTACTTAACCCAACAAAAAACCAGCCTTTTTGGCTGATTAATATGGATACTGAATCGCGCGAATAAGGTTTATATATCTTTATCTTATGTCTTATCCGAAACATAGCATAATTATAAATTTTCACTCCCGCTTTTTCAATGCTAAAAGCTTGAATATTCCAAATTTTTACCTAATTTAACCAAAATATCACCCATTCCGACCTCTAGCTTATCTATACAGTCACAATGCAGCTTGTTAATGATGGTTTTAACATGGGATAACTTCCTGTTCAGCCTCTGTGCACCCCAGTCGAATTTATCCTGTAGCTGTATATAGGTTTTATTCTTGGTAAAAAGGTATTCCAGCAAGGTATCGCACTCTAACGGCTGAATATATGAATCTCTGGCTAATACGTAGTTTGTTAAATCAATAATACCAGACAGGTTATAGCCGTATTCTGCATTAATCAGCGTCCATTCAATATCATTTAAAATACGCTCTACACGGGTTAACAGCATGGAACTGTTTGCATGCATATCATGCTGGCTTAG